AGCTAGTATTGGCATACCGTAAAACACACAGGCCATAAGTACGTCTTCAAAAAACATTTCAGCTGTTTGAGGCCTAGCTATATATTCTAAAAAGAAATGATTAGCTGGATGATTATCCATGCTAAACTTAGTTAAACCATGTAGAGAGCCATTAGAACCTCTACCATCTACCGTACCAGATATGTCATATGGATCACATCCAAAAGCGCCCATGTGATCATTCGCCGGGTATTTTATACCTCTTTTTATTATAACTTGATTTTGCTGATGTATATCAGGCACCCATGTTATGTAGAACTTTCCGTTAGTATTAGGTGCGAATAGAACTTTTGTATCTTTTACTCCACCTTCCCATATAAAATTACCTCTTGTTACTAGCTTTGTTTTACCTACGTCACCGTTATAATCTATTTGTTCGTATATCTTAGTTAGATTAAACAAAGACGACTTAGCTTCGTCTCTAAAAGCGTGTTCTTCTGTTCTTGGAAATTGTCTATAAAATTCATTTAAAGCGTCTTGATCGCCTTTTAATCCATCGACTTCATTCTGCCAATATCCTATAACACCTTGTTTTATCTTGATACCATGCGGATCTTCCGCAGGCTTAGTTGGTGTGTCGAATACAGGTATGCCATAAGAATCAATGTATCCTTCGTAGTTCCATTCCATAGGTATGAACAAAGAATAGAGTCCTGAGCGAGTCTGTCCATTGGCGTTTCTCTCTTTGACGTTTGAATCATAGTATAATTTTTTATAATTATCTCCTCCTTTATCTAGAGCATTTGAAGTACTTCCCATCATGCACTTACCAATAATTCTTGATCCTAGTCTAAGTGTTGTTTTTGTAACACGCCAATTGTTAAGTATGTTGTTAGGTCTTTCCCACTTTCCACTTTCATCATGTACAAGTAGTTTTAATTTTTCTCCATCGTAGGCATTGTCACCAGTGTTTTTCCAGTCGATGGTAGTGTCCAAACCAGTGATCTCTTGGGTTTTTTCATTGGCTTCCAATTTTCTACGAGTAAACTTTGAGGCAGGTACTCTGTAAGCGAGTTCAGTTTTAGGTCTGTCCATACCGTCTTGGATTGGTTTAAAGAAAAACGGGTAGTTAACGGATATTGGTACAACTTTATCTGTGAACATTGTTTTTGCATCAGAACCAGATTTGGATAATATTCCGTATCTTGAATCCGTAGACATTGTAGCAAGATTGACTGCTTCGGCTGAGGACATAAATGAAAACCCTGATCGACGGTTTTTAAGGTAGCACATTCCATAGCATCTGTCATCTGCTTTTGTAGCTTCCCAAAAGATAAAGAATAATCTGTTTGCTTCTCTAAAATCTGGTTTCCCAACATCAATCTTGGACCACTGCAAGTACATATAGTGAGTGCCAGTAATATAGGTAGGATTGTTTTTATTAATAAACCAAAAACCCTCTTCCCTGTAAGTAAATTCTTTATCGATGTAATCATACCATTGTTCTTTAAAATCAGATGGATAATCTTCCCAATCAAATATTGTTTTTATTTTTTTAAAGGCTACTGGTAATTGTTTTCTTTCCCACTTGTTATTGCCTAAAGTTTCAACAATTTCAGGTTTTTCTGGTAATGCTATTTTGAGGTTTTGAATTTCATATATTTCACCTACCTTGCCCGTCTTAGATATAACCACCATATCGTGGTCTTCGTTATATCCATACTCCCACTTATTATACCTATTCATTCGTTTAAGAATCTTAGGTTTAACGTGGTTTTTTAATACTCTATATAGATCTTGTTGATACATTATTTCTTAGATCTTCCTTCAGCAAAACCTTTAAAAGACTTTTCCTCTTTAGCCTCTTTAGGTATTTCGTTTATAATATTTTCCTCTTCTTGAATTCTTTGCAATATCTCGAACGCATCGAATATAGCTAGCTTTTTTGTAGCTGCAGCATTTTTTAATCTATCTGCAGATATGTCAGGGCCAAAATCTATAATGGGCTCTTTAGCGACTTTGATTAACTCTTCAACCGCTATTTGCCCAGCTTGGATTATATTCTGTTTGGTTTTCTTTACTTCCATATTTAATTACAATATCATTTGATTTCATACAATATAAACGCTCTTCATTTACCACAAAATCATATTCTCCGTAAGGAGTATACCCAACGCAGTCTCCCTCGTTTATTCCTAGCTCTTCTAAGGAGCTATTACCTATTTTCAATATACCAACAAGCTTTTGCTCTTTATCTGTTCTTAGTGAGTCTTTAGATTCTAAGGGTTTTATAAAGCACCTATCGTTTACTGATCTCCATTTATCACCAGGGTTATAAAGATATATTTGATCTAAAGCACAGAAATAACTATCATCTTTAAAGTAAGATCTAGATTTTTTCTTTATACCTTTTACGTCATAAAAAGTTCTAAAAACGTTATGATGTATTAATATTAAATCACCTTTATTTATAGGTGTATCATAAGCTAAGGGTGTTTCTAATACTTTTGCTACATTGTTTATAAACTTGTAGTTCTCTATTTTAGTATTTAACACTAGCTCTTTACCAGCTACGTTTTTTTTATTATTATAAGTTTCACCTAACGGTTCAATTATAAAGTCATAAACACTTTTCATTAATATTCTAAATCATACTCAATAGATATAGCCATGTTGGAGTTAAATCTCTTCCATGGCAATACCTCATTGTTTTTTTTAATATGTATGTTATAAGAATTACTTTCTAGGTCATATGTTATATAAGCGATTTCATGACCACCATAGACAATCTGTCCAACTGAATAGTGCATAGCGTCGTTTTTATAGTCCGAACCTATACTTATCTTTCTTATTACACTGTCCATTATTCCTCAGATTTTATTTCATCGAAAGCGCCATCTGATACGTTGATATTTATGTTTCCATATTTACCTTCAAGAGCTTTTTTAGTTTCTTCAATCTTTGGAACTAACGAATCTAACTGTGCTAACAAAGCATGTTTTCTAACATCAGCTAAACCTAACTGCTCCACTATTTGTTGATAGTTTTTTTGCTGGTCTTGAATAACTTTTAACTCTTCTGCACTTACTTTTTTAACTTCTTTTACTTCTTTTACTTTTGCCATCTTAATTTAATTTAATTGTTTATATACTCTAGCATATATTATATGCATGTTTGAATCTCCTCTAAACTTTCTATGTAAAGTGTTTGGGCCATTTAAAACATACGTCGATTCAACTGTATGTCCGTTTGCTTCATTTGTGTGAGTTGTTATAACTTTGTACCTATCTTGAAACTTTATTTTCTCTACTAAAACCATGTTTTCTTTATAACTAACATTATGAATAGTTTTAACTCTATCAAGTTCATTATGATTACCAACCGTTATAATACAGTTGTAGGAAGTGTCGCTTGATTCCCATTCACCCTCTAGCAATAATGTTTCAGTCTGTGCACATAAAAAGCTGCTAAATAACACAAACAATATTAATATTGTTTTTTTCATTTAATTTGATTTAATTTAATTAATACTCTTACTATTTATTATTACTTATAGATTTGAATTTTTCCACGCCTCGTGATCCAAAATAAGCTATATAAACAGTTGTAAGTAACTGTTTTAATAATCCAATCCATTCTTGCTCTACAGTGAAAGATATTTCATGATGACTATCAACCCATATAAAGGCTATAGCCATAAAAGATAAAAATATTAAAGCCATAGGTCTAGTGTTTTTAGAAAGCCATGAATCACTTTTCATATCGCTTTCCCACCGCCTTGTTATTTGGGCCTCCGCATCATTATTAGCTTTCTCCATTATTTCTTGGATTTGCTTTTTAATCAGCAGTTTTTCTTCTTCCGTGGTAGTAAGCTTATCAATGACGTTACCAACTTCTTTGATAACGCCACCTGTAAGCCATTGAATTATCTTTTTCAACTTTTTGAAGTATTAATTGCTATTTGGAATATATAACGGTGCTTTTCTTTTAAATGTTGCTTTTTCATTAGGTAACAGCACTGTTCTTGATTTGTCTACCTTTCCACCGCTCGTCCAATATTGGTTTACTGGAACGTCGCTGTCTCCACGCTGTATAGATCCACCCATTCGATCATGAGTCCCGGTAGTCCTTTCTACTATAGGTATACCTGCAGCAACTCTAGCTTCGTTTGCAGCTACATTTCCCGCGTTAGCAGAGTGACGTGAGATATTCGATAATGTTTTTGGCGTTAGATCACTAGAGTTAGCAAGCACCAACGACTTATAATTTCTATTATTCACTCTAGCAGAATCTGCTACCGCCCCCATTTCAGACGCATAACTTTTCATGTTCAGTTCACCAACAAACTTTTGCTTTTCAGATAAACCCTCTCTTTTTATTTGATTTTTTGAAGTTTGATTTTCATCTAAAGTATTAGTTGTATTCGTAATAGCTGGTGGTGTTACTGTTTCAACTGCATCCGACGCTAGTTGTGTATTGTAAGACTTACCATTGAAATTAAACGAACTAAGTCCGCTTTTTCTTGCATCTCCAAATGCTTGGCTAAACTCTGGTGATCCACTTTTTCTTGTTGATGCTGGTTTTGGAGTAGGAACATTTGATTTTGTTGTTACTGACTGTGTTAATTTAGCTCCAGTTTCGTCATCAGCACTAAAAGTAGCGCTAGAACCACTTACTGGATCATGCTTATGTCCTGCTGATCCGCCGTGACCTGCATCAGCCGCTCCATAGTGACCATATTTAGAAGCTCCAAAGCTCATTATGTTAGCTACCTTAGCAGCTCCTTTTGCGTAACCACCCATTCTAGCGGCTCCAAAAGATTGATTGTATCCCATTCTAGCTGCTCCATGTGGATGACCGTGAGATCCTTTCTCGCCAGTTGTATCATAATCAGCTGCTCCTTTGTGAGCGTATTTAGCTGCTCCTTTTTGATTGCTCTCAAGTTGCTTTCCAGCAGCTCCAGGATCTTTAGCCACGACAGCTCCGCCCTCTTGGTTTGTTTTTAATTTTGCCATTATTGTTTAATTTAATATTTGTTTTTATATATTTTTTTCTGCTTTGTATGCGTCTTTTTCCCAAGGACCTTTACCGGCTTGCATAACTGAATAGTCGTATTCTTTTCCTTTCCACATAACTTTACCAGCTCCTTCAGAATTCACCTCATAATCTAATCCAGTACCTGGATTTTTTGCTTCACTTTTATATTGATCAACGTGAATCTGTTCATGAGCTAATGTTTTCTGCTTTTCTACTGGGTCGGTTAAATTTTCATTTATTACTATAACTCCATTCTTGGGTGTTCTGGCGTAAACCGGATCATTGCCCATGTCTCTTTCAAACACAGATGTATTCATCTTGTTTAAATCGAAAGGAGGTAATACTTTAAATGCCATCGTATGGAAATTTTTTGTTAAACCATTCTTGTCG